ATCCTGTGATCCGAATACGTACCGAACGTCCATCCATTGGCCTGATCCGCTGCCTGTTGACCAGCTCATCAAGCTGAACGAGCTGCAAGCGAAGATGGCTATGGGGCTTGAGTCCAAGCGTGGTGCCCTTAGGGCTTTGGGTGAGGAGTTCCCGAACGAGAAAATGGCAGAGGTATCTGAAGAGCTTAGAGACGATGCCTTTGACCAAGGGGCGCTCGAACTTATCAACGCCCAGATCGGTGCCTCCGTTATGGCTCTTACCGGAATGCTTATCCCTGAGGGAGCACAGCCAGCTGTTAAGAGCGCTGGAGGCTCCGGTACAACTTCTGCCGGTTCCCCACAAGAGGAATCGGGAGTAATGCCAGGGGTTAGCCCCTCTGGTGACATAGTAAACCAACTGGCACAGCGGGCATTCGGAGCCAACCTGGCTCAACGACGAGTGCCTGAATCGGACTGACAACTCGTAACCAATTTCAGCTATATCAGCACGACAACGTGAGGTATTAACCATGGCAGGTATCAACGATCCTGGTGACTCGATCACCATTGATGTCCCGACCCAGCAGGCAGCGGCCCCCGAGGCCTCTAGAACAGAGAACTCAAAGCTCTTCACTCAGGAAGAGGTAGAGGGTATCCGTCGCCAGGAGAAGGACAAGCTCTACGACAAGATCTCCAAGCTGCAAGAGCAGGTTGAGTTGTTCAATCAGGAGCGTGAAGAGCAGAAGCGTCTCGCTGAAGAACTCGCTGCCAAAGAGGCAGAGGAGCGTCGTCAGCGTGAGGAAGCCGAGATGTCGGCAAAGGACCTCCTTATGAAGAAGGAGGACGAGTTTCAGCAGCGCATCAACACAGTCCAGCAGGAATGGGAGCAGAAGTTCGGTCTTCTCCAGCAGGAAGCTGAGACTCAGAAGATGATCCTTGAGCAGGAGCGCCGCTTTCAGGAGCTTGAATCGTATAAGTCACGACGAATTCAGGAAAAGCAGGACGAAATCATGCCAGAATTGCTTGATTTTGTCAGAGGAAATAACGAAGAAGAGATTGAAGCGTCAATTTCTGCCGTTGTAGCAAGAACATCTGCTATATTAGAGAACATCCAACAGGCTATGCCTCAACAGCAGCGCCTGAGGGGAGTCCCGGCAACGGGGTCAACCCCAATTGGGCCATTGGAGAACGCAACGGAGCAGCAGACGTTAACGGGGGCGGATATCGCCAACATGACGATGGATCAGTATGCACAAGTTAGGGACCGGCTCTTGGCACAAGCCTCACTTAGAGGTCGCTAACACATAACCAACAACCATATATCCTACGGAGGATAAACCCATGGCCCTTCCCGCTCCCGCTAACGGTGCGATTACCGGTACCGCTGCCATTTCAGCTACTGGTTACGACACCTCCACCGCCCTTTCACCTGCTATTCAGGAGATTTGGTCGAAGGAGATTCTGTTCCAGGCGATGCCGGTGCTTCGCTTTGAGCAGTTCGCCGTCAAGAAGACCGAACTCGGTGTTCAGCCTGGTCTGACCATCAACTTCATGCGTTACAACAACCTCGACGTGGATCAGGATGGTTCTGAGCTTGACGAGGGTGTTCGTATGGAGCCGGTCTCGCTGACCGCTTCTCAGATCCAGATCACCGTCAAGGAGCACGGTAAGGCTGTGGCCGTTACCGAACTGCTGCTTAATGCGGCGTTCGATGACGTTATGGCATCGGCCTCTCGCCTCCTCGGTCGTCACATGGCGCAGTCGATGGACACGCAGGCTCGCAACACCCTCTACCAGAACGCTATCCCGTTCGGTGGTGGCTCGGCTGTTGCTCCGAACGTCGTGTTCGGCCGCTCTTCTGTAGGCGACCGTACTGCCCTTTCGCCGTACGATCAGGGCACGGCTGGTACCGCTGCCTCTCCGGGCTGGCTCTCCCCGGCGTCCATCAAGGACGCTGTTGAGGTGCTCGCTGGGCAGAACATCCCCCGTCTGGGCGACACCTACGTGTGCTTCGTTCACCCGGCGCAGAGCCGTGCGCTCCGTGATTGGCCGGAGTTCATCGAAGTCACGAAGTATGCCGCCCCCGGCAACTTCATGCTCGGTGAGATCGGCCGTATCTACGACGTGGTGTTCATTGAGACCACGCAGGTGGCTAAGGGCCTCACCGTACCGGCCGACATTGACAGTGGCACGTCCGGTGCTCAGGCTCCGCACACCCAGTCGTACAACTCCATCATGATCGGTGACAACGCCTTCGGCCATGCCATCTCGCTCCCGGTTGAGCTGCGAGACGGCGGTGTGATCGACTTCGGTCGTGAGCACGGTCTGGCCTGGTACGCCATCTGGGGCTTCGGTATGATCACGCACGAGAGCCGTGTTGTCATCAACACCTACGGTGGCGCTCTCGGTGGCACCATCACTGTCTGATAGTTCGGTACCCGACAAGGCACCGTAAGTAAGAGGGCGGGGGGCACTTCGCCCCCCGCCCTCTTCGTGTTCGTAGAAAGAAGCCCGTATGTCGTCCCTCGCTGGTACTTACGCTATTACATTAGACAAAGGGGCTTCATACGATCAGGTATTCGTATGGAAGGACTCCAACTCAGATCCTGTAGATCTGACTGGATATTCCGCATCCATGGTTATTAGGCGCGATACTACAAACAATCCAATCCTTACTACTTTATCGACCGAAAGCGGACAGATAACTCTCGGTGGTACTGCTGGAACTATCACAGTAGAGATGTCCGCATCTGCCACGGATGACCTTCCTGCTGGTCGTCACTCTTATGTTCTGGAACTGACTTCCGAGTCAGGATATGTAACAAGATTGTTGAAGGGAAGGGTTGTAGTAGTTCCTGAGGTATACGTATGACCGATACCTCCGTTTACACGACTGTTAGCACCAACGTAGTAACTGTAACGGAGACCCCCACTTCTGTACTGATTCAGTCTCCTGACATCAACAACACCGTAGAGGTGCTGTCCGGTGGTCCGCAGGGTCCACGGGGTGAACCGGGTGAACCGGGTCCTACTCAGCGGCATGTACACACTCAACTCGCCCCCGCATCTACTTGGACAATAAATCACACTTTAGAGGGCAAGCCTTCTATCACAGTAGTGGATAGTTCTGATACTGTTGTCATAGGCGATGTCACCTACATAGACGACACCCAGATCGTTGTTAGTTTTAGTGGCGCATTCTCTGGATACGCCTACCTCACCTAAGGAGCCGTAATGGCACAGAAGTACCTCACTAGCTTAAACCTCAATGGAAATGAGCTTCAGAACGCTGTTGTTCAGAACCTTGCTAGCGATCCAGGCTCCCCCGCCGCTGGTCAGGTGTACTTCAACACCACTTCTAACGTCTTCCGTGTGTACAACGGTACGTCCTGGGTGGACCTCAAGGATGGTGACATTACTGGCGTCACTGCTGGTACTGGCCTTTCAGGTGGAGGTACCTCAGGTACTGTTACCTTGAGCCTTGGTACCTCTGGAGTATCAGCAGGCAGCTATGGAGGTGCCACAGCAATTCCTGCGATCACAGTTGATACATATGGTCGAATCACGGCCATTTCTACTGAGTCCGTGGGCGCTGCCACTTTGGACATCGCAGCAGATAGCGGCACCGATAACGGCGTTGTCATCGGTACGGACACTCTTACCATTTCAGGTGGTACCGGCCTTTCGTCGGCAGTAAGCGGCGACACCATTACGGTTAACCTCGATAACACCGCAGTTACCGCTGCTTCGTACGGGTCAGCTTCTCAGGTCGCCACCTTTACGGTTAACGCTCAGGGTCAGTTGACTGCTGCCAGCTCTACCAACATTGCTATCGGTACTGGTGCGATTACTGGCTTCACAGAAGCAGTTCAGGACATTTCTGGGGCGCAGATCGCCACCAACGGTTCGCATACGGGCATCTCTGCCTCGTACGACGATGCTGGTGATGGTGCTATTGACCTCTCACTCACTACTACTGGTGTCTCTGCCAATAGCTATGGGTCGGCATCCGCTGTAGCCACGTTTACCGTTGATGCGTACGGTCGTCTTACTGCCGCTGGCTCCACCAACATTGCCATCGCTACCACGGCGGTTACCGGTCTTCAGGAGTACGTCGAAGACACCATCGGTGCGAGCGTTACCGCTGGTACGGGCGTTAGCGTTACCTACAGCGATGCTGCTGGCACTACTACCGTTGCTAACACCGGTGTCCTCTCCCTTGCTGGTACGACCAACGAGGTAGAGGTTTCTGCCAGCACAGGGGCTATCACGGTCGGCCTCCCCAACAACGTGACCATTGGTAACGATCTTATAGTTACGGGTAACCTCACCGTCAACGGTACTACCACCACCGTCAACTCCACCACTGTCACGATTGATGACCCCATCTTCACCATCGGCGGTGACGGCGCAGGTCTCAACGACAACAAGGACCGTGGTATTGAGTTCAAGTGGAACGACGGCACCGCTAAGGTCGGCTTCTTCGGTCTTGATGACTCAACAGGTCGATTCACCTTCATCCCTAACGCCACGAACACTTCAGAGGTGTTCTCAGGTACCCTTGGTTCGATTGACGTTGGTGGTGTATTCATCAGCGGCACCGAAGTTCTCAGTGCCACCACAGACCTCCCCGTCGCTTACGGTGGTACTGGTGCCGGAACTGCTGCTGATGCTCGTGATAACATCGCTGCCACGGCGAGCGGTATCTCTGGTACTACCTTGGCTCGCATCGTCGCCGTTGATTGCGCTGCCGACACGGCTGGTACCAGCACGACGACTGTTACCCATAACTTTGGTACGAAGGATGTGCTCGTTCAGGTATATGATGACTCGACAGGTGCTACTGTTATCGGTGACGTAGTCAGAACTAACACGAACGTGGTTACGGTAACCTTGCTCGGTACAATCACCGCTGGTGATTACCGCATCGTCGTTACCTCGGCGTGATGATAGCGGCTTGAGGGCCGCTTAGAAAGGTACGGTTGAGGCCGTGGCTCAGAGATTTAAAACACCTATCACCGTAGAGGACGCAACATCTGCTGCTTCGCAGGCTATTTCTGTTGATGTAAACGGAGATACCCAGAAGCGTTTGACCATTGATGCTGGTGGCAAGGTCAGTTGGGGTGACGGCACAAACGCCCCCGATACCACTCTTTACAGAAGCGCAGCTAACACGCTCAAGACTGACGATGCCTTAGAGGCAGCCAGTCTTGGTGTATCCGGGGAGTTCACCCTCCCTACCGCCGATGGCACCACAGGGCAGGTACTTCAGACCAACGGTTCCGGTACAGTAACTTGGGCTACCGCTAGTGGCGGTGGTGTAACAGACCACGGTGCCTTGACCGGTCTTGGTGATGACGACCACACACAATATCTACTTGCTGATGGAACACGTTCAGCAACGTCTTTGGACGTTACTGGTAATGCAACTGTTGGCGACATTGTCGTTGACAACGGAGCGAACATCACAGGCCATTACACCGGCTGGGTCAAACTTGGTGCAAGCAACACGATCAGTCTTGGGATCGACCGAAACAGTATTCAATCATTCGGTTCATCTAGTGGCACTTATAACTCACTTGACATCAACACTTTCGGCGGGAACATCCTGCTCAACGGTACTGCTGGCAATACAGGAATCGGTACTGCCAGCCCATCAGAAAAGCTAGACGTTGTAGGCAATGCTGAAATCAACGGCAATATCATCGTCACAGGAACAGTCGATGGACGAGATGTTGCTGCTGATGGAACCAAGCTTGACGGTATTGCATCTGGTGCAGTAGCTGACCACGGCGCTTTGACTGGTCTTGGTGACGACGATCACACCCAGTACCTGTTGGCTGATGGCACAAGAACAGCATCGGCGCTTACCGTTACTGGAGATATAGCTGTTGGCGGCGATATTACTACATCGTCTAGTGTTCAAGTTATTGAGCAGACAGGCGGTGCTTACGGATCGACTCGGCTCAAGGTCAATGGAGCATTTCCTATTGCTGGAGCTATTTTTGAGGTTGATAGCCTGAATCTCGTTGATCTTTGTTTTACGCCAAGCACAACCAACTATGCAACTTTTCGGTTTGAGGGAAGGTCCGCTTATCAGAAAGGTGCTGGCAACTCTACCTACGGGGAGTTTCAACTTTATCTTAATCCAGCAGGGTTCCCGACCACGGATGTATGGGGTATCTATTCTGGCGCATCGACTAGCGGTGTTGCTACTGGCGATTTCAGTATTGACAGTGGTGATTTAACTGTAACCGGAAATATCACCGTCACAGGGACCGTAGATGGTCGTGACGTTGCAGCAGATGGAACGAAACTCGACGGTATTGAGGCTGGTGCTACCAACCCAGGCACAGACATCAACACAACCGTTACCACAACAACGGACACACTTGCTGCTGGTGATGTCTGGAAATTGACTCAGTACAGCAACGCTTCGCTTGTTACTGTAACGGTCCCTACTGGAACCTTCTCCGCTGGAGATTGGTTCCTGCTTCAATCGACCGGGGCTGGAGGGTTGACGCTTTCGACTACGGGCCTTACGGTAACAGGTTCTTCCACCTCAGTATCAGAGGGCGAAGTTATCATGGTCGTCTTTACCGCTTCTAACACTATTAGTGTCATCTCTGGTGCTGATGATCCAAAGTACGCCACCACCAACACGCCC